GAGGTAAAGTTGATTCACCTGATAGTAGAGAAAACATTATGAAACCAACTACAAAAGTTGGAAGTAATTTTGCCAAATAAAATAATTTATCATTTTTAAAAAAAATATATATTTATATATGATTAATCAAAACAATGGAGGTTATAAATGCCAGAAGAAGTAAAATTTACGGAAGATGAATTAACAACAGTTAAAGAAATACAAGATGGATATTTTAGTGTTCAGAGTGATTTGGGAAGTTTGGGTTTAGCTAAAATAAAATTGGAAAGACAAGAAGATATGATTTTAGAAAAGTTAAACAAAGTTGAGGAAAAAGAAACATCTTTTTTAGATAAAATTACAGAAAAGTATGGGAAGGGTGTTTTAAATCCAGAAACAGGTGTTTTTACTCCTGAAAAATCTTAAAAAAATAAAATAAAATATTCGTTTGGAGATTATTTCATATATTTATATATGAAAACTAACTATGCATAGTTTTATACCTCTATTAGGCATAAAAATAAAATTTAGGAGAATCTTTTATGGCAGAAAAAATCGTATCCCCCGGCGTATTTACAAACGAAATAGATCAAACTTTTTTACCAGCAGCAATCGGTGATATAGGAGCAGCAATTGTAGGACCAACTGTTAAAGGTCCAGCATTAGTTCCAACTGTAGTAACATCTTATTCAGAATATCAAGCAATATTTGGAGACACTTTCAAAAGTGGAAGTAATTCTTATACATATTTAACATCTCTTACAGCAAAAGAATATTTAAAAAATGCTGATAGGATAACAGTTGTTAGAATTTTAGAAGGAAATTTTAATGGAGCTGACTCATTAGTACCAACAGGAAGTCAAATTGCTCAAGATGGTACGGTAGGTACAAGTGGAAGTAACTCTGATTGGCAAGATATAACGGAAGGTTCATTTAAACTTAATACTATTGCTGATGGAGCTATAATGAATAATACTACATCTTCAACTGGATTTCCTTACTCAAGTGAACTTGGAACAAATGGTATTATAATAGATTCAGGTTCAAGACATAATTTAAGATGGGAAGTTTCAAATCAAAACGATAAAAAAGGAACATTTACTCTTTTAATTAGAAGAGGAGATGATTCTCATAAAAGAAAACAGATTTTAGAAACTTGGAATAATTTAAGTTTAGATCCAAATTCAAATAATTATATTTCAAAAATAATTGGTGATTCTTATGCAGCTATAGCAGGTACTGTAGATGAACCTTATTTAACTTATACTGGTGATTATCCAACAAAATCAAAATATGTATATGTTTCAAATGTAAAAGATACAATAGATTATCTTGATGAAAATGGTAGTGTAAGAGATAATTCTTTATCAGCATCATTGCCAGGATTAAATAGTGGTTCATTTAGAGGTGGTGCAAATGGATATGCTGGATTTGATGCATTAGGTAGTGTTGTAGCGGATAATACAGAATTATATAACTTTTTTGAAAATATTGATGATACAAATACTCAAGGTTTTGATCCAGATACAGATGCTCAAGGTAAAAATGCTTACAAAAAAGCATTAAATTTATTAGCAAATGCTGATGAATATGATTTTAATTTACTATTGTTACCAGGATTATTACAAGCTGGACATAGTGCTCTTACTGAAAAAGCTATACAAGTATGTGAAGATAGAGGTGATTGTTTCGTTGTAGTAGACCCAACAGGATATGGTGCAGCTTTAACAACAGCAACTGCCAGAGCAAATGATAATGATTCAAATTATGCAGCTATGTATTGGCCTTGGGTTCAAATACCTGATAATGAACTTGGAAAGAATGTATGGGTGCCACCTTCAGTAGTAATGGGTGGAATTTATGCATTTAATGATAAAGTAGCTCATCCATGGTTTGCTCCAGCAGGTTTAAATCGTGGTGGTATTGATAATGCTGTTCAAGCAGAAAGAAAATTAACTCAATCAAATCGTGATGATTTATATGATGCAAATGTTAATCCAATAGCTACATTCCCAGGTCAAGGTGTAACTGTATTTGGTCAAAAGACTTTACAAAAGAAATCTTCTTCATTAGATAGAATTAATGTAAGACGATTATTAATCAAAGTTAAGAAGTTTATTGCGGCTTCTTCAAGATTCCTTGTGTTTGAACAAAACACAGCAGGAACACGAAGAAGATTTTTGAATATTGTTAATCCTTATATGGAACAAGTTCAATCTCAATCTGGTGTAAATGCTTTTAGAGTTGTAATGGATGAAACAAATAATACTCCAGATGTTGTAGATAGAAATATCTTATATGGACAAATATTTATTCAACCAACAAGAACAGCTGAGTTTGTAGT